AATGTTTGTTGAATATGGAGAAAGAAGTGGTGTAGCTCAAGTACCTTTTCATGTTAAACAAACTTACATTATTGACAAATAATTTATGAGTATTTATAATTATGAGATACTTAATCCTGTTATAAGTTCTAAAAAACCATTTTATGATACAAAACGTAAACTATTATTTTTTCCTGCAAATGGAAGTAATTATCGTTATTATATTGAAGTTGCGAGAAATAATAAAAATACTTTTGCAAGAGAGTATTATGTTTTACTTAGTTATAGAAAATTTGATGATAATTGTAGAATTTGTCGTGTTGATAATTATGGCAGATGTCAAATTAATCTAAGAGGAGAAATTAAAGATTACGTTATTCAAGAAACTAAACGTCGAGGAAATATTGAAATAGAATATGTTGAAAGTGAAAAAGATTATGATGTCTTTGCTATTATTTAGCATATTAGTTATAGTGGAAGTATTTGTAGTGCTTCCACTTTTTTGTTATTATAGCTTACTTTCTCGTATAAAATGCCAATAAATAGCTGTTTTTAGCTCTATATTGAATTATGTTATGCTAAATGATAAATAGTTCAACGTAATATTTAAATAGCTAAAAATGGCTTTATATTGAGTCAAAATAATTAATATATTTCAGAAAAATATTATATATTTGTATTAAAGATAATAAAGTTATTTATATGAATAATAAAGATTTTTCAGATTATATTAGAAGCATAGAAGCTCTTGATAAAAATATTGATAAAGCTGAAATGTATGCTAAAAGTATTTATCATCTTGAAGCTATTAGGAATAGTATTAGTAATCCTGAAGGTAGTTTAGCTATGTGGAAAAATAATCTTGAATTAATTGCTGTTACTGAAATGCGAAATGCTGTTACAAATCTTATTAATACTCTAAAAACAGGATTAAGTTTATTATTAAAAGAATAAATGTTTTTATATGAAAGAGTGTATTATTGGTATAGCTGGTCATAAAAATTCTGGTAAAGATACTGTTGCAAGTATGATTAATTATATATTTGTAACAGGTATTACTCGTTCTAATTATGCAGATTATGTTATACGAAGAAAAAGTATAGATATTTCTCATAAAGATAGAATTATTCATTTTGCTGATAGTATGAAAGATGCTATGAGTATTATTTTTAGTATTCCTCGTTCTGCTTTTGATGATAGAGTAAAAAAAGATAATGAATATTGGGATTATTTTAATCGTAAGTTTATTACTTTTGGTGAAGTAATTAGAAATAAAAATCATTATATAGTTGATAATATTATTGATAATAATTTAAATAATGTAATACAATATTCTGCTGCTAAAAAACGAAATCTTTATATTAAACTTAGAGCACTTATGCAATATTTTGGTACTGATATTTGTCGTAATTATATAGATAATAATATTTGGATAAATTCTACAATGTCTAAAGTTATAGATATTGCTATAAGTAGAACATTATGTATCATACCAGATGTTAGATTTGCTAATGAAGCTAATGCTATTCGTAATAATGATAAACTCCTCTACGGGGGATTGATTAAAATTAATCGTGATAATCAAGATCTTGATGAACATAATAGCGAACGTATTAATTTTGATGTTGACTTTGAGATTGATAATAACGGAAATTTAATGCAATTATTTTATAAAGTTTTAGAAATATGTCAGAAAATAAAATAGGATTTGCTTTAGTACATGAAATTTGTCCTATTTGTGGTAAACCTATGAATGAACAAATACTTATGAATAGTGTACTTAGTAAAAAATATGCTAAAGAAATAGAAAATGTTCATGGTAAAGCTATTGGATATAGTAAAACTGCTTGTGAAGATTGTTCAAAATATAAAGATGAAGCTGTAATGTGTATTGCTATTGATGAAGCTAAAAGTGAACCAAATAATCCTTATCGAACTGGACAAATAGTTGGAGTTTGTAAAGATTTTCAATTATTTGTTGATAAACCAGAATTTATTATTAAAACAGAGAATGGTGTACCTTATTGTTTTGTAGAAGAAAATGTTGGAAAACAAATAGGATTTTTTAAATAAGTTAATATGAAAATAATTGAACCTTCTGTAGGACTTTGGAAACAAGGTGATGACGTTAAAGCTCATGTTGCTAAATGTGCAAGAGTTTGTTATGGTAAAGAAACAGGTAATGATGATGTTACTATTAATACTTTGCTTAAAAAACATCATTGGAGTATGTTTAGACATGAAAGTGTTTATGTTATAGGAGAATTTACAAGTAGACTTAGTATTGCTTTAACAAGATATGATAATAATCCTTATATAGATTGGACTTTTCATAATAATAAACTATATATTGTTACTAATGGTAATTTTATTTTAGATTTAAAAGAACAACAAGAAGTAAATGCTCATGCTCAAGTTCTTCTTACTTATATTAATTATTATAGAGTATCTGAAGATACTTTCTTTAATAATGAAATAGGTTATAATATGATGAGATATACTTTTTGTATTATTACTCAAATTAGTACTTCAAGAGAACTTAATCGTGTTAGTCCTAATAATATAGCTGAACAATCTACAAGATATGTTTATGAAAATGGTAATCTTTGTCGTCCTTATTGGATAAGTCCTGCTGAAGCTGAATTATTTAACAATAATAATAGTTTTGAATTAGACGAAGCTGTGGATTTATATCTTAATGAATGTAATAATAGTTTTAATACTTATAAATTCCTTATAGAATATTATAATTTTTCTCGTCAAGATGCTCGTGGAGTACTTCCTCTTGATGTTGCTACAAAATGTATATATACTTATTCTATTAATGAATGGAAACATATTATAAAACTTAGAAGTGATAGTGCTGCTCACCCTAATGCACAAATAATTTCTAATATGATTAAAAAAGAACTTGAAAGTTTAGGATATGAATTTAATTGAATTTATTAAGCACCCTGCTTATAATTATTATATTACTACATTAGTTCATGATTGTCTTTTAAGTGATTTAACTAATGTGTTTGATTATAATTTACTTAAATATATTAAAAAACCTAATTTTGCAACTAATACTATAGATTACATAATAAGTGCTAATATAGATATTGCTGATGAAGTTGAAGAACAAATTCAACAATTATTACAATACGATAATTATAAAGATATTTATTATGTTCGTAATAATAACAAATTTAATTTCTATCTTAAAACTTATTCTAATGATTAAATTATTATGGAATATAAAAATATTATTAATATTAAAATAAAAGATTTTCAATTAGTTGAGGATAATAATTATAAAGCTCTTAATAAACAGTTTGTAGATACTGAACATCTATATGTTTTTGATTATAATAGAAGTAAAATATTTCATATAGATGTTCCTATAAATACTCAAAATGAAGATATTCCTAATATTTTAGAAGAATATGGTCTTAAAGAATCTGAATGTAATTATATAGTTACTGAATATCCATGTAAAATAATAAATTTAACTTATGAGGATAAAATTGTTAATAAAGAAGATAAAATATAAGGTAATAAAGTTTTTATATGAGTATTTTAAAAAGATTTATATCAGAAATATAAATATCGCTGATAATAAAATTCTTCAATATGCTCATAATGAACTTATTATTGCCGGATATAATAAAAATTGTACATATTATATAGATATAATTGAAATTATATCTATAATAAATGAACATATTAAACGTAATTCATCTATAAGTTATGAACTTTTTGTTATAAATAAATTATACGATAAAACGCCTATTACTCCTTTAAGTTTAAAAGAAGATGAATTTGAACAAAGTATTGTTTCTAAAATACTATATATAAATAAAAGATATAATAAAATTTATAAATATCTTAATAAAATGTGTTTTACTAATGCTTATTCTATATCTCCACAATATATTTTATCTACTAAAACAAAAAACTTCTTCCTTTTAGTACAGATTTATCTTGGAAAAGTGATGTATTTGAAACTAAACAAGGAATTTTAACTGGTAGATATTTTAATACTTGTTACATAAAAGAATGTCAAATTAAATCTGGTTATTATACCCCTTTTAATACTATTAAATTAAAAGGTGTTAAAGTTGAAATCAAAAAGTTTATATATATAATGGCTATAGATTGTGAAAATGACGATTTAATTAGACTTTCTAATTTATATGATATTGATTGGAAAACAAATAATACCTTTAAAGATAAAAATATTAAAGATATTACTGTTAAAGATTATAATAATTATATTAAAAGTATATCTATTGTCTCTAATTTATAAAATTATATTATTATGAATAAAAAATTAATTAATAAAGATGTATTAAATGATATTATTGCTAATTCTAATATTTGTCAGCATGCAATAAAAGAACTTAAACTTGCTGGATATGGTAAAGGAAAAGGTGGTCCAAATGATTGGATATATCAACAAGTTCTTGAAGCTGTTGCTGTTTTTGCTTCTCATGGTAATTCTGGTAGTTCTGCTCCTTGGGAAATTAATTTTGTTGAAAAACTTTGTAGTTGGGATATTATTTCTCCTCTTACTCTTAAAGACGATGAATTTCAACTAATTGATTCTAAAGGTACTTGTCAGAATAAACGTAAAAGTTCTATATTTAAAGACCCTGATGGTTCTATTCATGATGTAGATGCTTTTAGTAAAAAACCTGTTGGTACTTATCGTTTTGATACTAAAACTTGGGAAAAGAATGATAAATGTATTACTTGGAATGGTGGATTGTTTGAACATAAAGATAATGTTCTTACAGGTCGTTACTTTGGTATATGTAATATTTGGAATTATGAAACAGATAAAGGTTATATGCCTAAACCAAAACGAATAATCCCTTGTGTTGAAGTAGAGATTTCTCCTGATAATTGGATTATGGCTGTTTCTGCTGATTCTACTGAATTATTATTACTTAATTGTGATTATAATATTAAATGGGAACAAGTTTCTTGTTTAAAAGGTATTCGTCTTGAAGATGTTACTCCTGAACTTGATAGTAAAGCGTATGCAGAACTTAAAAATAATAAACATTAAAGAATTATGGCAAGTTTATATGAAATATCTAATGATATTCTTCGCATATTTAATGATGTAGAAGTTGCTGAAGGTGAAATTACTGATGAACAGTATGACGCTCTTCAAATCAAACAAGAAGAATTAAAAGAGAAACTCACTAATTATGTTAAGGCTATTAAGTCTTGGGAAGTTGATGAGAAAGCTCTTAAAGATGAAAAGAAACGGCTTAATGATAGACAAACTGTCTTTAAGAATCGTATTGAACGTCTTAAAAAAGCAATGCTTGAAGCAGTTATTAATTTTGGAGAAACAGGTAAAAATAATAAATTTATTGAACTTCCTAACGTTAGAATATTTACTAAGAATACTCAAAGTGTCGAAATAAATGAAACTCGAATTAATATTTTAATTTATAAATTTAGAGATTTAATTCAAGAACTTGTTCAACAAGGTATTCTTTATACAGGAGAAGATGTTGATTTAGTTGGTATATTAGATAGCATTAATGCTCAATGTATAGCTGAATTTGGAGAAGATTTTTCTCCTTTTAATATATCTGATTTAAAACATATTAAAATTAATATTTCTTATACTGATACTATTGAAGAATTATTAAAAAATAATCCAGATATTCTTCAACATTTAGGTAAAGAAGTATTTAGAACTGAAGTTATTAATGCTACTTCTAAAGACGAAATGAAACGTGTTATTAATATTTGTCAAACTTTAGAACAAGATCAACCTACAGTTGGTATAATAGTAAATAATCAATCTATTCAATTTAAATAATATGTTAGGAGAATTATATAAAATTAATGATAATGAAACTGGTTTTTCTTATGTACTTAAACGAGAAGCTAATATAATATTAAATGAAATAAATAAAAATAATCCTACTTTTCATTATAAAAAAGAATATTTTGATAATATTCTTAATATTTGTAAAGCTATAGATGAAATAAAGCCAGAGTCTGATGATGAAATGAAAGATATAATAGATACTATTAATAAACTTTATACTACTGGCTTATTATCTCCTTTAACTCTAAAAGATAATGAATTTGAACAAATAGGTAGTTTTAATTATAGAAATAATATTCGTTATCCTCTTATTTTAAAAAATACTGAAGATAATAAAATAATAAATAATAATGCTTATAAAGCTAAGATTTATAATATATATGATCATAATCTTGGTGCTAAAGTTTTTGAAAATGAGCCAGATATTTATTATAACCCTGTTATTTTTATTAATAAAGGAGGAGTTGTTACAGGAGAATATATTGCTATATGTGAAATAAGAAAAGAGGTTGTGGATAAACATAATTATACTATTCAAAGTATTGTTAATATTCCTTGTTCTCTTATTTTAGATAATGGCGATAGAATTATAACTGTTGATCATCGTGAACCTAAACTTAAAGTTTTAAAAGATTTCTATGAAGTTTATTTTAAGTTTGATAAAACTGTTCATGATAGAAAATATGATATTCGTAAATATGCAAAAATGTTAGCGTAATGAGTAGATATATTGTTAAAGGTGTTCCATTTAGAACTAAAGGTGCAGTAAATGTTGAAGACTGCATCACTTCTGAAGAAGTTATTAAAAAAGCTGGTTTAGATTGGAGTGTTGATAAATGTTATATTTATGCTGCTATGTTATCTAATGGGAATGTTGAATGTCCGATTCAAGATAGTTTTAACAAAGATGGTGTAGATTACGCTCCTATAGATAATACTTATGGTATTTATCGTACTGATAAAAATATTCCATTAGGAATAGTTAAAGGTAGATATACAACTGTTCAAAATATTGATGCCTTTAAATTCTTTGATAAAGCCATTGGTAAAAATAAAGCTATTTGGCAAACAGCTGGTGCTTTTGGTTATGGTCAAAGAATATTTGTTAGTGCTAAATTACCTAATAATATTTTTGTTAAAGATGATGTTGTAGATAATTATCTTGTATTTACTACTTCCCATGATGGTTCTACTGGAGTTAAAATATTACTAACACCTATAAGAGTTGTGTGTGAAAATACTCTTAATGCTGCAATTAGAAATGCTGAAAGTTATGTTAGTTTTAGACATACTAAATCTGTTCATAATAATATAGATATTGCTGATGAAATATTGGGTATTACTAAATCTAAGATTAATTTTCTTAATGAAGTATATAATCATATGTATAAAAGTACTATAAAAGATGAAGAAGTACAAAGTTTCTTTGGTAAAGTAGTTTTTACTGATGATGAATATAGTAGAATTTATCAAACTGGACATAATATTCAACAAGTTATTATGAGAGATTTTTCTGCAATAAATGACGCTGAAATTAGTATGAAAAAAGTTAACGTTGTTGCAGAAATGAATAATTACTATTATAGTGGTATTGGACAAAAAGAAATAATTAATACTAAATGGGGTGCTTATAATGCTGTTACTGGTTATTATTCTAATATAGATAATTCTAACGGACTTAAACGTATGAATTCTATTCTTTATGGCAGTAAAGCTAAAAAGATAGAACTTGCTGGCAATATATTAATAAATATGTAACAATCTTTTAACAATAAAATTAAAATGAGTAAAATACCTTATGTTTTAGCAGACGCTGTTTATTATGCAGCAACAACTCCAGATGATGGAACTCTTTATGATACTTTAGTTAAAATGTTTGATACTTTAGATCATGTTGGTGTTAAAGTTTATCGTGAAGATGAAACAGTTAAACTTCCTACCTATAGTAAACAAGGTGATGCTTGTATGGACGTTTATGTTCATAGTATAGAAGAAAAAGATGACCGTGTAGTTTATCATACAGGACTTCATTTTAAACTTCCTGAAGATTATGAAATGGAAATTCGTCCAAGAAGTAGTAATACTAAAACTATGGCCATAATGCAAAATAGTCCCGGTACTCTTGATGAAGGTTACACTGGCGAACTCATGATAGTTCATAGAGCTATTGACGCTCCATTTATTCCTGTTATTGAATATAACGTTGGAGATAGAGTTGCTCAAATTCTTGTTCGTCATCGTGAACAAATTATTTGGGACGAAGTAGAAACTATTGAAGAACTTGGTGAAACTGAACGTGGAGCTGGTGGATTTGGTAGTACAGGTAAATAACAAAAATTTAATAATTAAATAATCATGATTGCATTTGATGTTTTTTATTGTATTGTAATACTATCTGCAATAACTATTATAATATATCTTTACGTTAAACTTAAACAACCTGTTATCAATCTTATTAATGTAATTAAATCTGTTTATGAACTTCTTCGTAAATTTGTCCTTATTAAACAAGATTTAGATAATACAATTAAACAAATAAACGCTGCTCGTAAAGATATTGCTTCTGTTAAAAGTAGAATTAATGAAATTAATGACGCTATTATTATAAATAAAATCAATAGTAAGCGAAATATTGCTAAAACTAAGAGTAATAAACAATAACAAACAAATAATGAGCTATAAATGGTGATGATTTCTCTACGGGGGATTCCACGGAGCGTAGCGGAGTGGGTATTGCTTATAAAAATCAAATTGTTAATTTTGCAAATTTTGATGTTGATGCTCGTCGCTTCGCTCCTCGCGATTCCCCGTAGAGAAGTTGCAACCAATCATAGCTATAATCCGATTAATTATGAACGTATTTTTAATTATATCAATTTCGACAATATTAGTTATATTAATATTGTTACTTAGATACTTGATAGTATCTATTGAAGATCTTAAAGCTCAAATTGTTGCTTATAAAGAGCAAGTTATTAAAGGTCAAGGTTATACTGATGATTTATTAAATGATATTTCTAAAGATGTTGAATATATTCGTGCTAATATAAATCACAAAGATATGTATAATACTTGTGTTGAACTTATTAAAAATATACATAACACATTGATTGATTATATAAATAAAGCTGGTAAACTTGGTGAAAGTACAACAAATCGTCTTATAAATATCACTAATGAAATTGGATTTACTCGTGGAGGTATTAATGCTATAAATGATAAAGTTACATATATTGCTGATATAGTTGATCGTATTGACGATAATATTACACCAAAAACGAAAATTAAAGCTAAAAATAGCTCTAAGAAGTCCGAGTAATATAATTATACCAAATCATAAATATATTACGAAATTAAGCTAAAAATAGCTATTGTAACGCAAGTTAGCACCCATAGAAAAGCCCGTAACAGACATTAGTTTGTTGCGGGCTTATTTTTTTAACACATTCAACTACTGATTAACGTTCAATAATAACTCTACCTTTAGAATCAAGTTTACAACCATTAGGAAATTTAAGTTCATAAAGAGTTACAAATTCATCATAATTTCCTCTAAAGATAAAGTTATGATTAACAACATATATAGACTTTTTAGTTGTAGCAGCAAGAAGAGCAAGATTATCACCTGCGCAAGGATAAGGTAAAGCTGGACGAAGTAAAGCATTAATAGCATTATAAAAACTTCTTGCTGAAATTCCACTCCAATTTACAAATTCTTTTTCCGATATTTCAACATAATTACCGTATAATTGAATATTTTTAAGTATATAAGCAATAACAAGATTAGCATACGCAGATTTATTTTGCCAATAAGGAAACATATCTCCAATAGATTGCATACAAATACAATAATTACCAAGTTTAACTTGTTTAGCAGTAGATATAAATTCTTTTTCTTTAATATTACTTTCAAATTTAATAGTAATATGTTTATCAACATATTCAGGATCAATAGTAAATGGAGTAGCAATAATATTTTCTACTTTATTAGTACTTTTATCTGCAATAATTTCTTTAACTCTTTTATTAGCTTTTGTTTCAAAACTTAATTATGTATTAAATTATTATATAATAAATGTAATAAATAATCTGCACCACAGCGCACATTTCGTGTTAAAAAAAGTGTTAAATGTGCGCCACGGTGCAGATTTAACATTTCTAACTATTTGATAATCAATGATTTATAAATATTCTCTTATTAATAATATATAGCTACTATACGCACTATTATATGCAATATACTCTTGGTCATGTGCAAACATAAAAATAGCTGGAGAATAAACTCCAGCTATATAAACAATAGTAATAATATTTATTTAATCAGGATTAATTTGGTCAGCAATATATTTACTAATTTTCATATTCAATGCTTTCTCATTAATTCTATAATAACTATTATTTTTAGTCATATTATTAAGTCTTTCAATGACTCTATAAATAGGAATATTACGTTTAATAAGTACACCAACTTTATTTTTACCTTTATAAATACCAGTAGTATAAACAGGATCGAAGTCTTCATCAAATAACCAACGAGCACTATAATCCATAATCTTAATTAAATCACTTGGACCATTATATGCTGCAATAGGACTTGACCAAAGAGTTTTACCCTCTGAATAAAGACCCCACGGAGTATACATTTGAGATTCAGAAAGAAGTCTATCTGCAAGATATAATCCTGTAGCAACAACATTGCTTTCTTTTTCATCATCATCATCTGTCATAGCATATATAGCAACTCCTAATAATAAAGCACTAAGAATACCATATAAATCACCAAGACAACGTTTAACAGCGTTACGTTCCCACGGAGACATTAAATTCCAATTAGTTTTAATATTAGTTATAGTATTTATTACAGCTTTAAAAGTGTTTTGAACAGAAGCAATAGCTATACCAACATATCCATCTCCTTGTTTTTTAGCGTCGCTAACAACATTTCTAAATTCTTTACCAAGAAAATCAACAAAAGCAACATAAGAACCTACTTCTATAGTATTAGTTTGTTCATTATAATATCCACGACGACGAAAACGTTTCATAACACCAGGATATAAATGTTTATGATATTGCATAACTAAACTACCCCACCAAGTAAATTCAATAAGAGCAGCACCAAGTTTATCATAAACACCATGAATTTTCTTGTTTAGATTAACAGTTTTATTTTTTATATCATTAATCATATCTGGAGTAATTTCCGCTCCAGCTTTTGGAACAATTTCTCCATTCTTTAATTCAAGTAAATCGATAATAGCAGGTTTAGTTTTCCATTCTTCTTTAGCTTTTTTAATGGCTTGGTTTTTAGCATGAATATATTCTTGAATTATTTCTTTACTCGCATGTGCTCTAAGGAAATCTTCTATAATATTATGTTTAAATGTATCATATTTAAATTGTTCAGTTTTATCTTGTCTAATAATACGTTTAAATTCTTTTAATTCTTCAAGTAAATCTTTATCTTTAGAAATAACAGAAACCATAGCATTGTATTCTAATTTCCAAACATATTCAGAAAAACTACCACAACGTTTAACACCGTCTACATCATCAAATATTTTATTAGATTTAAGAACAGCAAATAAAACAGTATTTTGCATAAAATGTTCACCACCAGATTGTAAACTATACATTAAATTACGCATTCTACGAGCATATTCTCCGGCAGTTTCTCCACGAACTCTTTCTGTCATTGCATCAAAATCAACAACTTTAAAATATTTAGTAAGAGCAACAGCAAAATTATCACTTTTATCTTTATACATATCAGCAATCATTCGTAAAGAATTATTCATATACATTCCAATAGCTTCTCTAATATCATTTTTACTAAGATTATCTCCAGCAAATGCTTCACCCATGATATTTGCAAAACCAGTACCAATATTAGCTATACCTCCAGTAACGTTAAAAATCATATATTTAGCAGAAGTAATATTACGAGCTAAATCTGCATATTTATTTAATTTAGACTTTTCTTTAAATTGCTCAAAAATAAGACGACGAGTAAAACCATAAACTTGTTTTAAAGTATTATCTTGACTAATTGTATGATAACTATCTTGAATATCAACACTTGTACGTTTATTAATAACAGCTCTACCAGTAAATTTACTAATTTTGACAGCTTCAGTATTTTTCAAATCTTCTTGAAGTAAATATAACCAATTTTTAGCTTTATTACGAGCATTTATAACAACTTGATTAGAAATAGCTTCTGCAAATACATTACGATAATCTTTATCAAATAATTGTTTATCTATTTCAAGATTACTCTTTTTAATTTCTTCATTTTTCTTTTTAGTATCTTGAAGATATTTGCGATAACTTTCATCTGTTTCTCCAATACCTTTAGGACGAATTTTTTCTAATTCTCGATAACCTTTGCCTTTTAATAGTTTAAGCATATCATTTTCTACTTCATAATCATTAGCATAATCAACTTTAGCATTCCATCTATCTTCGCTATCATTTCTAAATTCTAAACCAGTAGCCCCTAATAATTGATTAACAGTCCATTTTGTATCAGTAACAGTTTTATATCTACGAGGAATATAACCTTGTTCAACAAATGTATTATGTTTATTATGTTCAGCAAAGAAATCCATAGTTTCTTGAAGTAAACTCTGCATTTCTTTTTCTTTAGAACTTAAAGTAACATAATTATTATAATGACCATTATCAGAATTATAATTATTACTATATTTTTTATATTTTTTATTTACATATTCGTCTTTAACTTGTTTTTCAGCATTTTCGTTAGTAGGAACATAACTATAAGTTCCTTTAAGAGAACCTTCTGGATTAACTTTCATTTCAGTCCAAACACGAAGTGGTTCAAATTTATGTTTATATGGATTATAAACATGATTAGCATCAAACCATTCTTTAAAATTACCATTATTGCTTGCTTCATTCATAGCAGCATAATAGTATTCATTAGGAATAAAATCAACATTATTTTCTATAAGCTCTCTTGCAGCAGTTTTCTTTTTATTAATATATTTATCATTTTTTGGTTCTATATATACATAAATGTCATTATTAGGAGTATAATTACCGTTATCATCTAATATAATTTCTCCACTATTATCTAATTGACAGAAAATATTAATAAAAGTATCAAAATCTTTAGTACCTTTTAAATTACTTAAAGCCCAACTAAGTTCTGTATTAAAAGCAGTATTATTAGTTTTAAATTCAACTTCTTGTTTAAATTTTTGACGAATCTCTTTTGGTTTACGTTTACCTTTAATATTTCGTAAAGCATTATATAAATTAGCAAGTTCTTCTCTTTCTTCTTCAGTAAGTTTAGTAAATATATCTTTAGCGTGAATACGTCCATCTCCACCAAATTCAACAGCTGTAATAGTTTTTCCTAATAATTCATTAATTCTACCTATAATTTTAATTCTTCGAGGATTAACTTCTTTTTCATTTTCACTTGGATCACGAAGCATTCGATAAAAACTATCGTCAAATATAGGAAGATTATTAGGAATATCTTTTATTAATATAGCTTCTCCAGCGTTACTATCATAACTAAAATCATATTTATGTTTAGTAAGTCCTTTTATAGTAGCAATATCTTTATCGCTTAATTTTCGAGCATCGACATTACCAAATTCATCATAAGCGTTAGCATCGTCTATTATTTTCTTAATTTTAGCACTATTTAAATTATCTTCATCTTTAAGTATAGAAAATGCTTCATTAATTTTATCTTTAGCTTCTTTATTAATAATATAATAACTATTATTTTTAATCCATTCATAAGCACTTCTATATTCAATATTTTCTAATCGTTTATCTAAAGTTTGAGTAGGATTATTTTTTTCATAATGTTTAATAATAGCTAAATTCTTTTCAAGATTTTCTTTAAATTCATCTGTATCATTATAGTTAAAATATTCTTTATTGAGAGCAGATTTAGCTTTAATAAAATTTCTTAATTTAATAGCACGTTCTCTTTCTTCAGGAGATTTAAGAGTTTCAGTATCTTTATATTCAGAAGTAAGTTGATTAATTTTCTTATCAATTTCTTTTCTTCTATTACGTTCTTGAGTAGTTAAAGCAATATCTGGTTGATCATCAATAAATTTCTCATGAATATATTCCATATATTGACGATATTCTTCAGGAGCAGCTTCAAATATTTCTCTAATTAAAGCATTCTTTTTAACATAATATTCTCGAACAACAGGTTGTTCAACATTATCAGCATACCATTCATCACGTTTAAGTTTAGCAGCAATATATTCTTTACTATCTATACCATATTTATCAAGAGTGTCTTTAACAGCATCAACTAATTTATCTCTATCAGTAAGAAATTTAGCTGTATAAGATCTAATAAGTTGACCATTTGAATTAATAACATTTTCCCATCTAAAACTACCACTTTTAGCTAATATATTATCAAATCTTTTAAGAAACTCATTTTTCTTACGTGGAGCATCTTGCATTGCAGCTTGATTCATAATTCTATTAACAATCTTAACAATAACTTGTACTTGTTTATTACTTAACATTGCAATATCTCCAATATTAGTTTCCCACCAACCAGAATCACCAAAAGTATCTTTAAGATTAACAACATTCATTCGTATATTAGGATTATTAGCAAATTCATTAGCAATATATTTATTAAACATATTATCAAATCCTTGTTTAATAATTGAAGAATTACGAATTTTATTTATAGAATCACGAATCTTTTGAATATATCGTTTAGTATCTTCGTCCATACCATCAATAGGAAGATTCATAATATTTCCAAAAGTATCACCAAACGTAATAGCTTCAAGTAATAATTTAACTATATTAGGAACTTCATCTGGATTACTTCTTAAAATTTCATATAGATCAGGTTCTCCAATATTATATTCTTTATCGTCTATAACATAATGTTTCATTTGTTTATCAATCATATCAGCATAACTACTAATATAATCACTAAGAATATGATATATATTTCTTCTATTATCTTTAATATCTTTAGACCGATAAGAATTTATACCTTTTATATCTAATTTACGAAGCGCTTTAGCAACAATATCATCTCCACGTCTTTCAGCTCTTCTAAGAGCAGCAATCATAGCGACAGATGTTTCATCGACTTCAGTTATTCTATTAGCATTATCTATATAATCATCAGTTATATCAGTAGTAATAGCATACGCTTCATCATTAAAATTATCTCTATTTTCTTGTTGTTGTTTTTCAAATTCTTCTCTAACACTTTCTTCAGTAATATGTTCAATTCTATAATATTTGTGAGCTTCAGTCTTAGAAGCTAAAGCACTTCTATAAGCATCACGTTCTTCAATTCTAACTTTTTGAATATTTTCTGTATTATTAGAAGAAACATTATTAATTAAATCTTTATGTAAGTTAGATTTAAAAGCAGGAGACGGAGAATATCTTCTAATAGTAACAAGAATATTACCTGCTTCAGTAGGAATACTTTGTGTAATAATATCAGTTTTTCCTACTTGTTCGCTAATATAAAAAGAATCAGAACGTATAACTCCATAATCACCTCTCTCCTCTACGGGGAATTGAATATAAGCCTCTATATCTTTAAATAGTTTATTAAGTTCAGCTTTTTGTATTTCAGTACCATTAACAGAAACATTCTGAAATTCATTAACATTATCTATAGCATTATTTTCTAAATTAAATTTATAACGAGGAATAATATATTCTTTATATTTATCTTTTAATTTTATTTTATTATCTTTATCAATAAAATATTCTTTAGCTCCAATATTTTCAGCTTCAGCAATAACAGTATTATAGAAACTAATATCTCCATATTTATTATTATTTGGATTAACACTATAATCTCCTGTTTCATTAGGTTCAAGTAAATTCATAGGAATAAGATAAACTCCGCTTTCATGTTTATCTATTTTATACAACGTACTAATTTTATTACCACCAGCACTTCTATTAACAACAATATAATCTTGAGGAGATTTAGCGTCTTCAACATTAATTTCATTAAGTAAAGTTTTAAATCTACCATCAAAAGGAATAAATATTAATCCATTACCTCTATTACAAATATTAAATTGAAAAGCAGCATTACTTTTTATACAAAGAATTATTAGTAATAACTTTATCAATAGCACCTCTTTTAAATTTAAATCCATCAACAACAAAAGCATATTTAATTAAATCAGTAATAGCAAGTCTAAATATAGGAGATTTATTAAAGAAACTTGTGCCAAATTCAATATAAATATCGTCCATATTTTCAGCAGAATCTGTAAATTTAATACTTTGATGAGTAAATCCTTTACGTTTAAGTTCAAATTGATTATTAAGATTTACATTAAGATAATTAAAAATACCTAAATCTCCGTTAATATGTGTTTGAATCCAAGATATTTTTTGAGCAGGAGTAAGAGCGTTAAATTTACTAAGTTCTTCTTCAGTAGGATTAAATAAGTCTTTAATATCAAAATTAATTTTTTGAGTAGTTTCAAAACCAAATATACGAGAAATTTCAGCATTCCAATAATTAGTATCGTTTTCAGTAGATTTAACAATAGCTTCATTATTATCATTTAGCCAACCTTCTTTAGTAACAGTTAAAGGGGTATTAATTATAGGAACTTGAGAATATATCATATTCATCATATATTGTTTATATTCTCTATATTGTTTAGGGGTAAATGTAACACCTAATTTAACTTGAACAGCATTAAGTACAGCATTATAAACATCATTTTCAGTTGGAAACAATTGTTTATTAACATCAACACTTGTTAATGTAGCATATTTAAAAAATGCAGCTAAAAATGGATAAACGCTATTTTCAACATCAATATCTCCTTTAACTAATTCATCTAAATTACTAACCTCGTTTTTTTCAATTTTAATAAATCCCGGATAAAGTTTTTCAATAAGACGTTTACTTCCACACATTACAGTATTACCAACTTCATTATCGGTAAATCCATAAGCAATAACATTATCAACAATAGTACGAGTTTCTCTAATAGTTTGTTTTGCACCAAAATTATCGGGATTACAACAACGAAGAACTTTTTCAAGATTTTTAGTAGTTTTATTAATCTTATTAAAAGCTAAACAAACAGCAATATCAAAAACAGCATTTTTAATATCATTATCTTTTTGTGATAATTCAGAAATATTAGTTATTTTGGACGATTCTAAGCGTGATTTTAGCACTTTTGCATTCAACGTGAATTGTTGTTCCTGTATAGGCTTTTGCGTTGAAATTTCAGCCCCAAATAGCTCTCTATACGCATTTCTGAATTGCTCGTTGGAGTTCAATGCTAACAATATCGATTCATAGTTAGAATAGTCAGTAATATCAGTAGCACCAAGTTTAAAACCAGCTTTAGCAGCTATTCTCTTAATAGCTTTTTGAACAGTATTACCACCTCCTGTAAGATATAAACTATTACTTTCATTATTAACTTCATTAATGGTAGTAATAGCAGGTTGCATTAAGAATGCAATAGCAGTTCTATAATCCATACCTGTATCTATAAGAGTTTTAAACGTTCCGAAAGTAAATTCATTTTCGTTAAAAATAGAACCTTCTTTAATAGCATCAAGAATATGAGCAGTAGTTTGAGAACTATAAACAGTAATTAATTCACCAACAACATTACGATTATTATAACTATTAGCTAATCTATAATGTTTAACTCTTGCAGTAACAGCTTTACCAACTTCATTAGTTTTCTTACCGTCTTTATCTAATAATATAACATCTCCTTTTTTAGTAGTTTCATTATATAAACCATACGCTTTAATCATCATCTCAGCATCATAAATAAATTCACCATTAGCATATTTTTCAGTTAAATCATATTCAGCAATAATTTCATGGCCTTTTCCTAAATATCCTTTAGCATAATTGTTAACACTATTAAAAGTATCTCGTGTAACAGAAAACGCTTTAAGAGAAGCTCCACCCATAGCGTTTTCCATAAAATCCATTTGGTCAAAAGGATTATAAACACTACGACTAACAGAATCAGCTCCACGAGCTTTATCCATTTCTTTCATAGCAGATGAAAGTCTATCAAAATTACTTCGAGAATAATTCTCTTCCCTACTATTATTGTCTGCCATAATAGCAATCATAGCATCAAGAATATTATTATTTCTTACAACACGAGGTAATTTGTCAACTTCATCTAATTTAGAAAATTCATTAAAAGTTAATAGTCCAGCTTCTTTACCAATATTAGTAAGTTCTTTATAAAGACTATCTCTATTATCTTTTTCTGTACGAAGTTTTTTAACAACATCACGAAGACGTTTTTTAAGTACTTTATATTTATCTTCGTGAAATTCATCTTCAATATCAGAAGAAATTTTACTATTAATATTATCTTCTATATAATATTTATATTTAGCATAATCAGTTTTAAAATCGTCAGCAGAATATTTTTTAATTCTTTTAATATTACCATTTTTATCTTTTACAACTTTAAGCGAATGACAAATGCCGTAAACAGAGTCAATGTCAAAGTCAGAACCAGTTTGGGTAACCCATTCATCAGGCAACATAATAGTACTACCATAAACATCATTAAGAAAACCAACAACTTTAACAATAGAAACAGATTGTTTTCCTTCAGTAGGAATACGATAAGCAAGTTGAATATCAAGACCTTCTTTTTGTATCATTTCAAGAGCTTCTGGAGTATTAGGAATAAGATTGCTCCAACGAGGAATCATAACTTCAGCATACGCTTCTTGTTTAACTTCATATTTATTTTTATCTTCATCAGATAGTTTATCATATTCAGTTTCTTCTATTTCAACTCCAGTTTCTTTATTAATAATAACTCTTGGGTGATATTTAAGTTCTCTAAGTTTACCATTATTATCTAAAACTTTCATACCATGGCCAACTTGAGTAACTTGTGCAGCATGCCAACCAGGAAATTTTTGTCTTGTAATACTACTATTAAATATAGCTTGTGCTATACTTTCAAGTTTACTACTAACATTATTCATATAGTTAGGCATAGCAGGATTACCAAATTCATCAGGAGTTAAATATTCGATAAAATTAGAATCCATACCAAGACGTTGAGCTTCAATACGAGCTTTCTTATAAAAATCAGTAAAATCTAATGTTTGTTTATCGCTATCAATATTAACTAATTTACCATTTTTATCTTCTTTCCAACCCATATTAAAAAGGAGCTTCTTAAAATCTTCTTTAATATTAGCGCAATAATTCTTAAAGAACGTATTAATATAAGGCTTAACAGATTCATTAGCATTATCGCAAATCTTTTTAGTAATTTGCACACCAGCTTTATTTTGAGCATCTTTCATATGCTCTGGAACATCTTGCTGTTTATAAAGAAAACGATAATAGTAATCTTCTATAGCATTTTCATTATTAGAAATAAGATCTTGTTCAAAATTAGGATTAATATTTCCATCATTATCCCAAAAAGTTAAAACATTCTTTTTAGCAGCTTTACTTGTTTCATTAGTATTAACTTGTCCAATATCATATTTGTACATGAAATTATAAAGCTCTTTAAGTTGAGTTCCTTCAAGAAGTTCAGGAATAAGAACAAATTCAGCATTTTTAATTTGACGAGGATAATGTACTCCAGTATAACTATCGTACTTATGATCATAATAGAAATTCTTCTGTACTTGAATACGAGAATTAATTTTACTAATATCTATATCTTCAATTCTACGTTGACCAGTTCTAAGTTCATAAAGTTGTTGAAATATATCTTCATATTCTTTAAAAGTACCATCAGCATAACGTCTACGCATAAATTCTTCAATAGTAATAAAAGATTGTGCGTCATTAGTTTTACTTGCTTCTCTATAACCATTAGCAATTTCAGCAGCTTTCTTAGTAGCAGCGACTTCACCAAGTTCATCTTTAAGATAATTAAATAATTCTTGTTGAATATTATTAGCTTGTTTACTTGGTCTTACAGTATTATTAATAGTAACAGCTCTAAAACCATTACGAGCATATTTTCCAGCAGCATGTACGATTGCATAAACCTCTACGGGGGAATATGCATTAGCATATTTATCTATTGTAGTATTACCGAATTTAATTTCTTGTTTAGCTCCATTATAACCAATAGTTTCTTTAATTTTAGCACTAAGAGTATCATTAATATTAAATCCAGCATAAGCTATTCCACCAGCTTGTACTTCTTTAGCTCGTTTAAGAAAATCTTTAGCATCTTTATAAAATTTAACATCACCTTCAAGAAAATCATCTAATTGCATATAAGCATTAGCAGTATTAAGAGCAAAATCAACTAAATCTTCATTACTTTTTTGAAGTTCATTAAGAAGATTTTGATATTGTTTACCATAAGCTACAATTTCTTTATTAAAAGATTTAATCCATTGTTCAACAACATTATCTATAATACTTCTTACTTCTTGAGTTTCATTAAAGACGATTTTACCATTTTCAATTCTAATAAGAGGACTATTAATATTTAAAGTAGCAGTATTTTCTTTAACTTGAACAAGTCCTCCGGCTTCGCCTACGGACGTTCCCCCGTAGAGGAGTAATGCACGTTCAAGCTCTTCACCAGCTTTATAATCTTTTGTATTAAATAGTTTTTGAAAGCTAAAGAAATTACCACTTAATTTACCGGCTTTAGGATTAGGTTCAGTCTTTTCTTTATCAAGCCATTTACCTTCAACAAGAATACATTCTCTACCTTTATCGTCATAAGTAGTTTTATTAAAATGTACTCTTTCAATTAGTCCATTAGTATCTTTACGAAGAACCCAATTACCTTTACCATCATTATCAAATAAATTATTTAATTGATTGATAAACATATTAAGTTCTCCTAAAACATTTTGTCTAAATCCAGCAAATATAGGAGCAGCTCTATTAATACGAACATCTATAGAACCATTTTCAATACCTTCTTGTTTAAGAATATCTGCTATATCAGCATAAAAATCAACACTAAGTTTATTATCATTAACTGATGAAATACCTTCTACTTCTATATTATATAAAATATTATTTATTTCACCTTCAATTTTATCTCCTTTAATCCAAACAATATCAGGACTATCTTTAGTTTTATAAACAATAGGTATAGAAATAGTACCATCTTCATTTTCAATATAATAATATCGATTAAAGTTAAAAGTAGATAATTTTCCTTTAATAACAGAATAAATATCTTTAACAGACCATATATTATTTTTATTAGCAGCAGCTTTATCTTTAGCTTCTAAATATTTATCATAATTTTCATCTGTATTTTCTAAAGCATAATTATCTATTTCATTACGTCTTTTATCAGCATATTTAGCAATATCTGTAGCTAAAGCTGTAATTGTATTTTTAGCGTCAAGTTTAGGAGCTTGAATAATAAAGTTTTTAGGAGCGTCAGAAGGAGTACGGAAAAAATATCCAGCTTGTGAAGCATTTAAAGCTGCTTTAGAACTGCCAATATTTTGTCCAGCAATAATAGGATTAAAGTAGGCAACCATAGAAGTAGCAAAATAATCTCCTTTAGACATTTTAGCATATAAAGCAGATTTATCACTTTGCATATCTTTAACACCGTTAAATAAACTTATTTGAATAAGTTTTTGAGCGTTAGGATTAATAGATACATTACCTCTATCATCTCTCATAAATAATCCTTCTTGAATATATTTACCATTAGCTCCTTTAATTCCCCAAAAGAAACTATTATATTTATATTGTTCTCCTTTATTAATTTCTTCTAAAAGATTTCTTAGACCAACTTGAGCATCTTTTTTATTAGCATAATTAATTTGTTTAAGAAGATTAGTAATATAACTGTTATTAATTACATCAGATGATAAATTACCTTCAGCATTAACGCTATTTAATTCGTTACGTACAGCAGAATAGTTAACAAGTTTTTGACATATATTAACTATCGGTTCATTAAGTCTATCATAATTAATATTAGAAGAATCAAATAAAGGAGGTTCTTTAGTATATTTCTGTCCAATTTCTTCAGAATATCTTACAGCTTCATTATAAGCTTTTCTTTCATTATTATACTTATTATATGACTCATTATATTCTATAACAGTAGTTTCAACTTTTTGTAAAAGATCTGCTATATTATTTAATAGCCCAATCATGTTAGACCTAACAGGATTACTTCCGTTATAAATAAATCCAAGTATTTCATTACGAGTTACTTTAGGATAATATTTTTTAAGTACTTCATAAATAGCTTCTTCTATTTGCTTATTTAATTCTTTAGGAGTAACACCATCATCTTTAAGTCTAACAGCAACAAGTCTATTAGAACTTTTATCTAAACGAGCGACTAATTCTTTAATACGATTAATATCGTTTTCAGTATATAAATCTCTCATTGTACTACGAGTTGTATTTAGCATATTATATATCATATAACTCATAGCATCTAAAGATTTATTGGATTGTTCAAAAGTAATACCAGATTCAGTAATAATAGACATTGTTTTAATAATCTTAGGATTACTTAATTGACAAAATATTCGATTAGCAAATACAGGGTCATTAATACAATCATCTGCAATTTTAATTAATCCATAATCTTCAGCAATATCTGTTGCCATTCTTACAATACTATCTATAAAATCATTAACAGAATTAAAATTACCTCTTGTATATAATTCTCTAATAATAAAATTAGCTCCCATAGTAGTTTTAAGACCAATTTCATTATTAGTGTCATAATTATAAACTCTTGTACCAACTTCTGCTGGAGAATCTAATTTATAAATAGTATTAAAATATAATTTTAAATCAGCAGCAACAGGTTTTTCAAAACTTGCCCAAAGTTTATCTTCCCAAGACTTAGTAGTTTCATCAACACTTTCAGCACCCGAATTAGTATAATCTTCATCGTCAGTAAAATTTTCATTAGTAAGTTTATTACTTTCTAATATATTTTCAAATTCACCAACTATATTAACAAGTTTACTACTTTCAAATGCTTTTGTAAACCAAAAATTAGGATTACGTTTAACTTGTTCAATATAATTATTACGATTATTTTGTGCTATATTGCCAAATTTATTAACTAAATTATATGCTTTATTATATTGTTGTCTTCTTGCTTCAGTATATTCTTTATATACTTCATTAAGTTTCTTTTTATTATTATCTACATCATTATCGTTCTTAATAAGTTGTTTAAGCTCTATTATTTTCTTATTAAGACGTATAGCATTATTGTATGCTTCTTTAAATTCTTTAATAGTATTATCATCAATTTCTTTATTTTGATTATAAACTTTTAAGGCAACATTATTAATATAATCTTTTTCAAGAGCGTCAATAGCTTTTTGAATTATTTTAACTCTATTAAGTTTAACATTGTTATATTTACTCGATTTACGTTCTTGCTCATAAAGAAGAGAAATAATAGTAGCTGTATCATTAATAGCAATATTACGAGCTTTAACACTACTAAAACCCATTAACAAATCAGCTTGACGTTTAGCAGCAGCTGTTGTAACATCTTGGTGTTTAAGTTCATAATATTGTTTTAAAATTCGTCTAACAGTATTTTGTTTATTTTCTAAAATAGACTTAGTAGAATCAAATTTTTTATCTTTTTTACAAAATTCTAAAAAATCATCGCTCTGAATATATCCAGCAAGCACTTTAGCTTTCTGTTTAATACCATCAGAACAATACTCTACAGTTTTCTTAAGAGTGTCATTAACATCTCCTTTAATAACATAACCAAATTCAAAACATTCCATAACATTAAGTTTAACAATATTAATAAATAAAAACCGTCAATTATGATAGCTGTTTTTAGCTTCATAATTGACGGTAATATATAAGGCTTAACTACTTATCTACATGCGTATTTAAGTTCGCCATTTCGCAGCATTTTAGCTATTAACGGCTTGTCTTGCTCCGAGTAGCTATTGAGATAGTCTGCCATGTTATTAATTCGAGTAATATCCAGAGTTTCAGCAATGATATTACCGTCATTATTTTTAACAGCATTAATATCCTCTATATCAGAAGTAATTGATAATAGTTCATCAGAATCATTATTAATAGTATTATAATCTTCATCTTCAATTATATCAGAATCATAATCATCTTCGTCAAATTCATCATCTTCTTCATTAATATCTTCTTCTATAATTTCAGATTCTTTAGTAATATCTTCACCAACATCTTTATCAGATAATACTTGATTATCTTTAATATCTTGCTTTATTTCATTTTCGTTACTTATATTGTTATCATTAATATTTAATATCTCATATTGACGAGCAAATATAGTATTGTTTTTAATACTACTATCTTTTATATTAAATATTTTAAGTAATATATCAATAATCTTTTGAAAAATACTTTTCTTTTCATTATCTTCTGTAACAACGGCAACACCTTCTCCAGTATATTCAACTTGATTTAAATACTTAATAATATTACTTTGAGATAAACTTTCAACAAGCCATTCTTCAGCAAATACTCTACGTTGTTCATCTTCAGAAAGTTCAATATAATTATCTTTTTGTTTAGCTTTAATACGTTCAAAATAATCTTTAAAAGTAAAACCATTATCTTCAATCCATTTCTTAATGTTGACAGCTAATCTATAACGTTCGCTATTTCTATCTCCATAATTAACATCATTATTAACAGTTTCAATAAATTTATTATAAGTTTCAAATAAATCATCTATAATATTTTCTTTATCAAAAAGATTATGTTCATCAATATGAGCATGAAGTTGTTCATGAATAAGTAATCGAACTAACGTAGTAGGAGAAGAATTAGCTAAATTAGAACCAGCTTTAGTAAATATAACAGCTTTTTTATCTCGATTATATTTAGCATTACCTGTTTTATCTTTTTTATCGTAATAATAAGTGCCAGAAACAATAGGAATACCATAAATATTTTTACCAGTAAGTAAATCAATAGTTGATTTAGGAATAGCAGCTTTTTCAAGAAGACGTTCTGTAGAATTAGCTTTTTCAAGAGTCGCAGTTTGAATAGTATTAGCGATTCCAACAATTGATTCATCCTCTACGGGGGATTGAACTTGATCAGGTACGGCAAGAGTAGCAACATTGATATACATAGAAGTAGCTTTATCAACATCGTTAAAGAATCCTCCATGTTTATTGACCCCTTGATTTGTATTAAAAGCATTATTTTGAAGAACAAAATCTCCAAAATTATCATATACAATTTCGCTATCTCCGAGTTTAACTACAAATTTATTATCTCTTTTAAAGAAATAAGGATTATCTGTAGTATTACCATTACCAACATTATTAAGAGTAAAGAATGTTCTATTATAAATAGTATTATTAGTTATTTCTGTAGCAATAATATCTATAAGTTTATCGTTAACATTAATAAAACTTGTGGTTTTTGAATTATCACCTGCAGGATTATAAGTAATACCTGTACCTAATTCGTTTGAATTACCAGCTTTAAACTTATGTATAATAACGTTAAACTTAGAAGTATTATGCCCAATAGAAAGAATTATTTGATTATTAGAACTAATAACGTCATAACCATAAAATATACTTGGAAATTTAGTATTGGCAGAGTTAAATAATAAACCAAGTTTATCTCTAATTTCTTCAAAAGTATATTTTCTATTTTGAAAACCAGTTAAAATATCAACAAGTTCTTTATGAAGATTTTCTTTAATTTTACCATCAACTTTATTAGCACTTGTAAACATGGCTATAATAGGAGTTTTACTTCTACCTCCAATTAGGAAGCCCATATTACCAGCAAGAAAAGGAGCAGTAATTTGTTGTTTCTCGCCTGTTAATTCATTGATAGCAACTATACCATCTTTATCACTATCAATACCAACAATAGCGTGTTGGTCAGATTTAAAAGGTAATTCATTAACACCTTTTTCAGTATTTTCAATAATAGCATCAGAAGTTTCTTTTACACCTTGATTTGTTCCTGTTTGTCCAGCATATTTAACAATAACTTTTTTACCATTAGCAGCAAGAGTTCCAATTTTATGAGTATTTTTATAATTATTAAAAATATTTTCTTTCCATTGTTCATAACTATCTTTATATTCTTCAATAGTTTGAGCTAAAGGATTATAGAAAATAATATTTTTAAGATTATAAATAATACGTTTAGCTTTATCTATATCAGTTATTAAAGCAGGATCAAGTTTAATTACACCATCTTTAATAGCTTTTTGAATAACTTCACTATTATAGATTCTTTCATATTCTTCTTTAGTTAAATCATATCCATAACCTAAATCATAAAGATTTTTCTTATGGAATAAATCCCATAGTTCGTTTTCATTATTAAAAATAGATTCAAATAGTTCATCTGTATTAGCTTCAATTTGATTATTTACTTTACGAACATGATAATTAATACCGCCTTTTGGCCCAAGTTTTATTCTATAACCATTATTATCACTATCTGGAACAACATTAGAAATAAATCCAATTTCAATACCTTTGCGTTTAATAGCAAAAGAAACAATATCATGATTTCTATTTTCTACAGGAACAATTTCTAAATCATCTCCTACTTGTAAAGCATTAACAACTTGTTCATAATCAGGACCTCTATTAACACGAGAAGGAACAATATGCATATAATTATCAATAAATTCAACTCTTTTACTTGCTTCATAAACAGCATTATAAAAATCTGTAGGATTATTAAGTAAAGTATTAAGACTACGTTTATGTGTAAATACATAATTAGTATTATAAGAATTATTAATAAAATCTTTTATATTATATAATATATGATAAGCAGTTTGAACATCTAAATCTAACATTTGTTTATTAGCATCATCAGATAATATTTCAATAATATCTTTAAATAAAGATTCAAGATTAATAACAACTTTTTGATTTTTAATAACAGTATTTCCTTGATGGTCTTTAGTTTTAATTTTATTTATAGTAATACCTTTATATTGAATATATGCTTCAATAAAATCTTTAATTATTTGATCAAATTCAGTATCTTCAATAGTAGTCGTAATAGCGTTAACTTCGTTGTTATCATTAGATTTAATGGTTACTTTTTGTTTAGTAGCAAGAGCTTCAGCAAGACGTCTAAAAGTTTCAGTTTTACTATCTTTACGTCTTTCTAAAGCTCTAACTATTTGTTTCATTCCCATATTAACACCTCTTTGAGCAGCATGAGGTGCTACTTCTGGACTAACACCTTCTTCAATAAGTTGTTGAGTAATAGTTTCTATAATATTTTTAACTTCTGGACTATTACTATTTTTATTTAAAGCATCTTCAAATACATTAGGAGAAGTTCTAAAAAGAAGAAAAGTTTTACTACTTGCAATACCTACAGCTCGTTCATTAATAGTAGGATCAAAAGATTTAGCGAGTTTAACAGCATCATCTAAATCTTTATTAGTAATTTTATCTTCATCTTCAATAATTGCTTTAACAGCAATTTCATTAGGATCATCACTTTGTTGTTTAGTTTGAGTTTGAGAAACTCCACTTCGTGGAGTTTGTTCCCCCGTAGAGGAGTTATCATTATTAGATTGTTGATTATTGCTAACTTCTGCAGCAGTATTATTAATAGTTTTTGCTTGTTCTTCACTAACTTGTTTACCGTTAACTACTACTCGTTTAGCTTCTTCTTCCTTTTGTTTTCTATTTTGACTTTCTTCTTCTATTGTAGCTCTTATAGAATTACTAAAATCTTCAGTATTAAAATATCCTATTTTAAGCATATCAAGAGATTCTTTTAATTTAGGAACTCTATTACGAAGAATATCTTGCCATGCTTTATCTAAATCTTCTTGTTCTTTAATCCAATCTTCAACTTGAGTTGCAGCATTAGACATTCTTGTCATAGTAAGATAATCAACTTGTTGAGCAATAAGATCAATTCTATCATTATAATCTCTTTGAGATTTAGGTTGAATATTTTCTAAATCAGCTTTTTTATCTTGAAGAGCAACTTGTTTATCAATTAAATCTTTAACATTATTAGGAGCTTCAGGAATATTTTTATCAGATTCGTTAATAAGTTTTTCAATATCATTTAATATAGTCTGAATATCTCCAGAAAGTCTTTCTACTTGATAATCTTTTCCAAGACTTTGATTAAAAATATTAATTATAGATTGTCTATTATTTTCAGATAAAGGATTATTATCATTTAGAAATTTAAGAAGTCCTCTTTTTCTATCATTATAAATTTTATTATATTGATTTTTAGCTTGTTCAGAAATATCTGGATTGTTATTAATTTCTTCTTGAGCT